TTAAGATATTTATCCCCATGTTTTATTGTTGTAGTAAACGCACTAACAGCATTAGTTGTAAATGGTATATCAAGTTCTGCTATTGTAGATAATGCTTGTAAATCTGTTAATTGATATTGGGTGTTAAAATTTGTTTTTTTATCTTTTAGCTTCTCATTAAAATAATATTGATTTGTAATTAATCCGAAATTAAAATTTTCTCTATATTTACGTAATACAATTGTTGCATCGTGTATGTGACGATACTCAATTATCGGAAGCGAGCTACTATCAATAGTTTGTACTCTCATTATTAGAACATCCTTACACCAGAAAACGATGATCCAGATCCTATTTTTGGAGCATTGTATCCTGTTTTACCACTACCACCATATTTTATAAGAATAATGTCATTATTTTTTACTTCATCGACAAAACTAAAATCATAAATATATTTAGAGTCACTTATTTTCTGAGGGTAGCGTTTGCGCGCGGAAATACCATTAATATATACTTCAATTGGTATGTTAGTAGTATTACCACCGTATATTATTTCTATATAAGCATCAAATGATATTGTACTCGTTGAAAATGAGCCTATTGCAGGGTATGTCATTTTAAACGGATCACGAACTAGAGTACCAACAGCTGGATCGATGGCTGTTCTATTAAAGGGAAGAGTACCACTACTAGGTAGTGCTATATCACTTCCTGTGACCGATACTTTAAAGTTTACAGAGTCTACTGTTGATGATGTTTCTGATAATAGGCGAGCCGGTATTGAAACAATATCTGTATCTGTACCAGTAGCCGCAACGACTATATCTGCTTCCATACCGTCATACCACTCTCCGTCTTTTCGCCTCGTTGTACCATTGGATGTATACGATGATATTTTCTTTAATCGTAGTTTTGCTCCTGTCTTTAAAGTTACTTCTTGAGGTGTTTCTAAGAGAGCTGTAATTTGACCTAACCTGGCTAATATGTTTTGTATATCACCTTGGTTCTGGGCTGGTATAGCTGAAAGAGGGGTACCAGACGAAGTATCTGTTAATGCAAGGTATGCCTGATAATTACGTTTAGTGAGTTCTATACCTCCTTGTAAATCTTCATACGTAGGCTTATGATTCAAATCTGTGTCTGATTTTAATAAATTAAACCCACCCACCGTCATAAATTGCTTTTGACCGACATTATCACCACGACCAGATATTAAATGATAAAAACTAATGTTATCAAGACCGATGACGAAGTCCTTAAAGTCTAATAATTTAGTACCGTTATTAGTTTCTACTATTAGCTTATCAGTTTTTAAGATTTCACTACCAACATCTAAATCAGATATATTTACAATTTCGTCTTCTATAGCCATATAATTATTTAGTCGTTATTAATAATCTACAAATGCAGTTATTGTACTTATTCCGGTTGTAATAGTATTACAGCTCTTAGGTTCATATAAATCTACCATAAAATACCCACCAAGAGGTATTTGTGAAACAGATACACCAGTACCGACGTTCGTATAATAAAAGTAACTAGAATCAGCTAACGATGCTCTTGTTCCTGTTATATCTATTAATGGTATTGATATTGTTTTTTTAGATAAATTTACATCTTTAATTAAATCTCCACCGTTCCAATTTAAATATCCTGTCAAATGCATAAACGCTGAATTAGCAGTAAGAGGTATATAAGTAGTATCTCCTTTCGCTAAAGATTGCCCGGGAATGTATATATTACCGATATCAGGATTCGCGGCCCTCGTTCTATATCTTATAGTAATATTATCATTATTTTTTGGTTTCTTATTAGTATTTGGAAGATATATATTTTTAAGCTGTACTACAATAGCATCACCCGTGTTAGATTCGTTAGCATCTACTTGTACATATTCTGTAGTAAACCCAATATTAAAGGATTCAGAACTAATGGTTTGACTATATGTTAATGCTGGATCAAATTCACTTTTTGCTATAGCATCAATATCTATTAAGTTTAATCCTAATACTTCCGGGTTTTTATTAATAAAAGTTAATAATAGTTTTTCATCTGTAGAATTGTTTGTATTAAAATAATCAGTATTAATTAAATTAATATCTTCAAAGGATTCAAGTCCAGGTTGGCTCATTTTAAATCCAATATCAATTATATCAATTTTAAGATCGTCTCTATATAAAGTTAAATATACATTTTTTATAGTATTGTCAATTGGTTCAGTTTCAAGAACGTGAGTAAATGTATTTGTAGATATTGGAGGTATTGAAGTTGTTACTATTGGTCTATTTATTATTAATTCATCAGAACCATCTTTTTCAAAATCAACAACTATTTTATTAATTTTTCTAGTTGCGTGGCTATCATACGACGAAAGACCTGAGAGAGAAAATGTTACATTTGTAGTACCGGTGAGCGATGCTGAGAAGGTAGATAACGATGCCGTAGCAAGAGGAGAACCTCCAAAGTTTTCTTGATTACCACCACTAACTGTATATGTGTACGTATTCATTAGTTATAATATACCTGCAGGTATTTCATCATCCTCATCCCTCATGCCTCCTATGAGGCGGGTCGCCGATCTTCATACCATTACCGTCATCAGGATTACCGTCATCAGGTTTATTGGGTGGTACTAAACAAGTTAATTTTTGATATCCTGTTATATCATTAATTGGACTAAATGTAATATCAAAATTGTTGTCTGGGTTAATCGTATTTCCTTGACCATCGAATCTTGATACTAATACAGTACCCGGGTCGTAGTTAATTAACCAATTTTCTGTAGTTGAATTATTTTTAAAATCAACAGAATTAAGGAATTGATAGCCAATTTGTTCAGTCCAAGGCCATACCTCGTAATGAAAATAGGTAGGTACTTTTGGATAATAAATTACTTCATCACTTGTTTTATAGGATACTGTGTCATCTTGGGTACTCGTCCCTACAGGGGCGTAAAAATTTGCTTTTATATACAACTTATAAGTAGTATCTCCTACGGTGTATGGGATATACCATAGGTCAGTTGATCCGAACACGCGTCCAGACATTTGCAATATTGCGATAAGACATGAAAATCGCCAATCGTCTTTATTTAATACTGGGAGTTCTTCATCTACTGTATAATCTTCCTCTTCCTCTTCTCCCGGGCAGGGTCTATATACTGCTATAAAGTGCCATTTTATATCCGTGGCTCCACCTGTAGCAGAAGTTTCCACAAGTTTTGTGCCTTCTAGCTTATAACCAACAAGCCATCGACTATCTTCTTGATTATCAGATCTAGATCCTCCGCCAACATTCGTTCCTGATTCTGGTTGGAACCTTTCTACTAGCCATAATGCACCGTTATATTCTACTTCTAGTACGTCTACAGGATTACCAGTTTTCATTTTCGCGATATCGCTGTCAGGTATTCTCTCCCATCCTAGGTGATATTGATTCAGACCGCTAGAGCTGAGGTTGTCTTTTAGCACTTGAGCCGGGTCTTCACCTTTTTTCATGCCGAGAATGGCGGCACCTAATAATGCACCCAAGCCTGAACCACCTGTGATGGTACTTCCGCCACCAGCGGTGAGGTTGCCAAGTTTACCGGTTGGGCCTGCTTCTGTTTCTGTTAATTCTTTAAACCAGCCAGGTTCACATTCTGGCTCGGGAGTAGTAATAGTAACTGTTGGAGTTTCACCAGGAGGACCAGGTATATCACTTCTTCTTTTTGTAACGCCTGTCCATTTTGCTTCAACTTCACTATCTACAAATTCAGGTAATTGACCACATAAATTAATTCTGTCTATAAGAGATGATTGTTTTATTGACATTGTAATATCGACAGGGTCTGTAGTAGGAACATTAACTAGTTCTTTTCTTAAGTTAGCAGAAGATTCTTCTAAATACTCTACTGTTGTTGTATTATCTGTTTTTTGTAGTAATTGAGTTGGTTTACTCATTTTTACACCTGTTACTTTAAATGAAAGTAATTCAAAGTGACTAGTATATTCTGATGTTGTAAACGATAATCCAACATTAAGAGGCGCGACTAATCCCTGCCAAGGACTTCTTCCACCTGGGTATTTTTTTATATCCTCCTCATCGTCAATAATAACTGGTGGAACTAGAGGAGGTGGAGTATATGTAAAATCAGAAATTTCTTTTGTAAGACCTGGACGAGGAGGATAGTCTATATAGATCCGTTGATGGAGCTCAGGCTCAGGCTCAGGTTGTATATCAATAATTATACCAGGTCTAGGTCCATAGTCTATATTGATTAGTTGATGTCGCTCAGGCTTTACTATTATTGGGAGCTCCCATACAGTCTCAGGATCCTCTGGCTGCCACACTTCAATGTCCTCATCATCATCAAAAATAATTGGATCTGAAACAGCAGAACTTCCTATACCAATACCCTGTCCGAACCCAGGTCCAGGATTTTGAAACGGATCAGTGGTACCCATTTTACCAATTCTGCGTGGAGTTGGTTGGCGAATGGCTTCTGCTTGAAAGCGAGGATCCTTACTAACAGGCGTACGATCACCTGAATGATAATAAGGAGATACTGCTCCGCGAATCGCTTGCCCAGGTGGACTGAATTGTTGATTATAATAACCTGACCATGGATTATAGTATATCCCTTTTTCGTTTTTTACACTATTTAAATCGAATTGTAATATTGTATTGTAATCAGTAGCACTTGTAAGTTTATTATATACTGTAACTTGTGTACCTTTATTAGTAAGATCAATTCTATAATCTTGAAAGTCTATATCAGAACCAGTACTGTTAGCAGATTCTTCATGCATAGGTACAGCACTAGCTGCTACGGTTGACATTGACATGCATGTTAATACTCTTGTAAAGGAAGATAAGTTACCTCGGATACCTACTGAACATGGGGCTGTTGTATTAGTAAATGTGCCTGAATGTTTTCCATGGCTCCATGTTCCAGCGCCACCACCAGCTGACAACCAACCTTCTTTACCTTCTGAAGTAGTACAAAAATCACCTTTAATATCAAAACCGACACCTAGAAAACTATTAGCTAGTGGTCCGAACCCGTCGTGAGTCGGTCCTTCCCACTGGTTGCTAATAACTAACCCGTTAACGGCTGTAGTTTCACCGGCGACCTCACTTACTACACTACTTGCTTTTGCATAACCTAATGTACTACCTAATCCTTGAGGCTCAACGATTCCAACTAAAGGATTTCTATAAAAGAATACACTAAAACCACTACCAGCACCAGATAGTCCACCGGTGGCTGAAGTTGTAACAGCTTTATCTATCCACCTAGATGGTTGAGAATCATCGTTTCCAGATTGTTTCGACTTATAAGCGGTCATTGCTGGTACATTGAATGACTTAGCTCTAAAGTCTACACGGATATCATAATTAGGATCAAATGCGTTGTATTTAGGATTATATGTAATATATCCTCCTGACCATAAAAGTGGGTATTGGTTAGTACCAGTAAGACAAGGTACTTTAGTTTTTGGACAAAAGGCCATTAAATTAAAACCTAAACTATCATTACTATCAAGATGTGTAGGAGCAATAGTATAATCTGTCACTCTTTCTGCATAAGCTGTATCGACTGGTTCATTCCATCTAAGTCTATTCCCACCTATAATAAAATCAGAATTTAAATATCCATTTTTAAATGTAAATATGTTGCTTTCTGCCTTACCTTTAGGTATATATGACCGAGCGTCTAATAAATAAAAATTAGTATCTATGTATTGAAAAATATAACTTAAAATCCCAAAACCGTCAGATGTTGCAGAGTATCTACCCATACATGTAACTGAATATCTATCTGTGGTTTTATTATAATTTATAAGTGGTTTTGTAATATGCGCAAAGTCTGTATTATCACCATAATAATTCACTGGAAGTAAATCGAATAAATCACTTTTTGTGTCGTCTTTAAACGTGTCTAGATTTTTAGGATATATTATTGATTGATAATTTGTATCTTTGTCTATTTTATATACTATAGGTAGTGCGCCATAAACGACATCCGGTCCTTCACATCGTTGCCCAGAGATAGAACTCACCTTACAGACAAACATTTCCTTTGTTTGATCATTATAAAAAACGTCTGATTGTTTTGTTGTGAACATTTAAATTATTTACTAGGTTAGGTGCTCAAAACTAGGGTTTTAGAGCTTGCATTAACTTTAAATATTTTATCTTCGAATTTATATTTTTCAGTTACTGTTTCCGCAGATGTTTGTATATATATTGTGTCTTCAATAATATCAAAATCTACAATATTGCTTGTTGATAATATATTAGATTTTGTGTTACCCGTTGTATGTTTATTAAACACGTCTACAAACGCTGTTGATAATGGTTCAATTAATTGTGTCGCTACGTTTCTTATATAAATTTCCCCAGCACTAACATATTGCTGATCGAATAAATGTATTGGAGTAGAAGCGAAATTATTAAGAGATGTACTCTCAAATGTTGTTGCGTTATTAGTATAAATAGCAGTTGTATCTATTGTAAAGTATGGAACTGTTGTCTCTTGGAAATTCATTGACGCTAAATCTGTCCCAGTCCCTGGATGATTTTTAAACGATCCACAATCTATAGCAGATACAGCTGAAACTGAACCACAAGAAAGTGCACTTGTAAAAATATTAGCTCGGCCTGCATTTAATTGATCGAATTCAGTTAATGGAGCATTGAAACCGTCTGCTTCACCGTTAGTACAGCTAGTTCGACCTAAAACTTCACCGGTACCATCATTTGCTAGTATAAACGTATCATATATTCCGGTGACGCTACTGAATAGAGTACCACTAACTTTATACTCTGCAGCAGATATAGCAGATAACAGTGGATCAAAAAACAAACCATCATAATATTCTGCGCTTGTAATACACGCAGTAGTAGTAGTTACCGGGGTAGGAATATGCGCTGAATTAGCTTTTCGTTTTGGGTATACAGACTTTACAAAATAAAATTCATTACCATAAATATCGTTTCTTATTTTTATTCCTGTTTTATTATAAATTAATAAATCATCTAATCTAGTTGTTTCAGGATATACATTTAAATCTTTTATAGGATATGTATCATCGTTTAACCATATAACATGAGTTGGATCATCGTCCCAAAAACTTATAGCATCTTCTTTTTTATTAATTCCTGTAAATGAATAGTCTAAGCTATTTTCTTTGCTTTGATAGCCGTAGTTACGTAGTAGTTTATTATTATAAATATTAACCCCTGGATTAATATTGTCGTTTTTAAATTGAGCATTTTTAGCTTTATATTTAAAAGGTGGTTTTCTTTTTCTATATATATTTTTAAGTATTTGACCAGTGTTACTATTTTTTATAACACCGACACATTTAACACCTGATTCAAATTTATCTGGATCAGGTATAATATAGTCGAGCCCACGAAGGCTTGATAATTCTATTGAATAAGTTAAATTGCTTGAATGAAATACAGTTACTCCTGTATTGTGAAATGATAATTGTTGAGGGTATATCTCATTATGTTTAATGTTAACTAATTGTAAAAATGTATTTGGACTATATCTTTGAGAGAGATTATTTGTTGTATTAGCGTGATCAAATAATTTATTTACTTTTTTAGCTGCACTGTTTATATAGTAAAGATCATTAGAGATATATTTTTTAATTAAATCTCTCTCAATAATAAATTTTAAATTATTAAGAATCTTTTCTTCATTTCTAAAATATCTAGACGGTAACCTTTCATAATTTGAAAATGGTTGATTTATACCGACTATACTATTAGGAGCGCTGATATTATTTATTTTTATTTTTAATGCTTTACCACCCTTATTAACAGTTAACACTTGACTGATATTAGGTACTTCATCTAAGACTCTTTGTGGAATATTTAAAACAAGATTTTTATCTACTTTATGATAATTGTATACGAAATCATCAGATGCATATGTATTTAAATTAATATTAATATTGTTTGCTATTTTTGGTAAGTTAATATTACTAAAAATAGTATCAGTATTTTCATTAACAAATTCGTTATCATTAAGTAACCGTATAATAAAATTTTTAAGATAATTTGTTATTCCGGTTTTTGAAGATTTAAGTTTATTTTTTACTTTAGTAAATTTAAGTTCTTCTCTTAAACTACGGATATTTTTTAATTGATCTTTTATTATTACAGAATAGTAATGTACTGCTAATTCTAATTCATAAATGTTACTAGTATTAATTCGATCAAGAAATCTTACTATCTCATTATCTATTGTGCTGAGATTTATGTTTCTTAGGAATTGTGTATATATATCCTTTACATATCTATCTTTTTTTGTTTGGTTTTCTAATTTTTCCTTTTTCCATTCAGTAAGATAATTATTATATAGTCTAGATAATTCAGATGCATTAAAGGAATCTTCATAATGTGTTTTCCATTCTTTATATGATAACGGAGTATGTGTGTGTTGTGATATCATTATAATTGTAATCCTTTTCTAATTTGATAATCTAGATTTTTAAATACTATACCTCCTACAGGATCCCAATTTGCACTAAGAGATGAAGATGATCTTGTAATAGTATTGTACTTATTATTATAGTCTATAATATTATTTTGTATGTTTTCAGCAGATATAATATTATAATTTGTATACGGATAAAACTCATAAAGTAAACTCAACCCATCTGACCCACTAATAGTTGTATCTAACGGCCAGCCCCAGTTACTATAGACATTATATTTATTAAGAGCATATGTAGTTGATACTCCTGAAGAAGACCCGTCTACTCTTATAGTTGGAACTTTTTGTGGGTTAATTAAAATAAACTCATTATTAAATTTTTGTCGGGCAACAAATTTAGTTCCTGCTGTAACTGTGTATGTAGCTGGGTCGATTGGGTTATTAAGGTCAATATTTCTACTTGCAGCTGATGAAGTAGAAAATTGAGTATCAAAGCTCGTATCATACCTCTCATAGTCTCCTAGCAGCTTAGAAATTTTTATACTAAATAAATCATATAATCTTTTTAATTCTGGTGGTGCTTCTGGGAGCTGTATATCTATATCTTCATTAAAAAATTGATGAAAGGATTCTAGTGTTTTAATTTTACAAAAATCAACATCACTATTATTCATAGTAAAGTTTGCGATTTTTTCAAATATTGTTTTACCGAATGTTGTTGGACTTGAGCTCGCCTGACCTACAAACGATGTAAATATACCATCAAAAAGTTTATCATATTCATGTTGTAATGTTTGAAATCTATAGCTTTTTAGTATTTTTGAATAATCTACATCTTCATTAATTTTATAAATCTCTACATCATTAGTAGACGGGAATACAGTAAAGGTATAAGAGCCCATAATTAAATTAGCACCACCAGCTGCGGTGTCTTCGTCAACTCCTATTGTTACTGGCCCAAGCGGTCCATCTGGATCATAATCTGTAGTTGTACCATATGCAGAAACAGCAGTATTAGATGTATATGAAGCTAATCTACCTGTTATACTTAATGTCCAGGTCCCGGCACTAAGTGGATTGATATTTAAATATGCAAAACTACTTAAAGCCGTATCCGTCCCATCATAAGGAAAATATTCTGTACATAAACTGCTAATGTTAGAGGTTGTAGTTGTTGTACCATCTGACCATTCATAAGCAAATTGTCTATCTTGAGGTGGGTTAGTTGCTCCTGCAAGCAAGTAAAATGTGTCGTAATATTTTCCTATGTTTAGCTTATCATCCGCTAATGCAACAAATACTTGGAACTTATCTCCTTGACGCTTATACTCTATGCTAGACATTTCTTTCATCCCAGTAGATGTAAATGATATACGACTTGTAAATGGTGTTACTACTTTAACTGGTACACCAATACTGGTACCTACATTTTCATTAATGGTAGATTTATCTTTTATTATTGGTCTCGCGACGTCGGTTTCTAAAAAATTTCGATCACTGTTATTAATATTTGTATCGATATCATCAACATAAAAATTCTTCATTCTATGTTGACTGGTATCTATTCGTATTAATAGATTTACTGCAGATGTTGGTATGTCGTCAAAATATTTAAATATTATAGGTCGCCGAACTTCGGGCATTACACTACTCATATATTCATCTGTACTTAAATATAAAATTTTAGCATCAGTTTTTATACTATCTCTTTTTGCACATTCTACTACTTCTGCATCTCCGTTTATATAAAAATAATGCGGATATAAAATTGTTTTTAATCCATAAACATTATTAATAGGATTATTGTATACGTCATAAAAAGCGTTATATGGTATTATGTGACCATATTTATTATTAAAGTCATATGGCTTTGCCATACTACCGCTTGAGGTAAAAAAGAATGTTTGAGGGCTATCAGGATCTGGAACGTCTTGCCAGGCTGCGGTTGTCGCCATGTTAAATGTTTTGCGTTCACCAGCAGTTACCTTTCTTGCATTTATACCATCTTGTTCTGTTATGTTTTGTGTTTCTATAGCTATGATTGTATTTGCATAATTATATATTGATATTGTTTCTGTAAACGTTGATTTATATGCATTACCATCTTTATTATATAAAAACATTGAAACCGTATAAATACCAGGTACATTATATATATGCGTCGCAGTAAATGCATCGGCTCCGCTCAAGGTATACCCGTCTCCGAAATCCCATTTTGCTAAGCGATTGGATACTCCTCCCGGGGACAAATCTTCAATACCTTTGGAGTCAGTTGTAGATATAACTGGAGTTAATGTAAATTTTGATATACGAGTAAATCCTGCATGAGTAGTAGCTGCTGGGTGACCATCTACACTATCTGGAGTAGTACCAGAAGTATTAACAGTAATTGTAAACGGTACTGGTAAAATAGAAGGGCAATTAAGATCTGTAGTTGATGTACTCATTAATATTCTATTACAGCTTTACTCTGCAAAGCACTTGTAATTTTAATTTTATTTTTAAGTGCTGCTTCATTTTCTATGTATGGTATTTGATATGGTTTTAATTTTAATACCGAGTCAATAAATTTTATATCTTTCCCGTTATATATAGGATTATAAATACATAATGATAATCCTGGTATTCTAATATTATCATTATCTGTTCTGACTGTCGTAAGATCAATTATACCAGGAATACTTTCAATATCATTATTTAAATCTCTTACATTTATTGTCCCGCCTAATTTTAGTTTTTTTATGTATGTAGATATAATATTAAATATCTTTGATTTTAAATTAGCTTCATTTATTAATGCTCGAGATTCTCTACGAATATGTAGCTCAGTAGTATTTTTATATCCAACATTATAAGATTCACCAGAAGACTTCACTGATAGATCTACAGTTAAATAAACAGGATCAATAAAAGAGATTTCACTATTTAATAACTTATAATTTTCAATTTCTACTTGAATTTTTTCTTTTAATGAGGGTGGCAAATAGTTAGATCGAGTAACTACAGATTTCTCTTTTCGGAATTTAGGTACAATACTTAAATATATATTATTTGAGTCAGCGCTATCTGCATAATAGTATTGATTGAACAATGCATTTGTATCGCTAGTAAAATCAGTTAACCCTAATTCATCATTTATATATTTTAAATAGTCATTTGTGTAGTCACTATTGTTAAGTACAGTCACATCATATATAACATTCTTATAATTCCGTTCAATAAAACTTTTATAATCAGCTTTTGTAGTTAATCTATATTCTGAACTAAAAAACCTTGGAGCATTTTGCTTAATTTCAGTTACAGTTTCTGATTCTCCAAATTCCGTGCTATCTTCAGTATTAGTTATAGTAACGTTTGGAGAATCTTCAATTGATATATAACTAAGAGAAGTATCTTTAACATCTGCAAATATTTCATCGTATTGTGTGGTATTGTAAATATTTACAGCGCTACTGTTTAATGTGTTTTTTGTTACTTTACCTTTAGTACCGGATGATTTTAAGTAATATATAGCTATTGAATCTCCTAAGTTTAATTTCTTACCATTTACACTATTTCCAAATTTAATTTCATATTTTTTATTTTCATTATATGTAACTTCGAAACTTCTGTCATTTGGTTTTGATAAAAACAGGCTTGGTATTCTATTCCATTCATACCATTTATTTTGCTCATTTACTTCCTTTACAAACACAAAAATATTAAAATGATCTATTAGTATATTACTACCTGGATTTAAATTTATTGTTTCGTATTTTTCACCTATAGGAAATAATATTGGATATTCTTCTATAGAACCTTCGTACATTAGTGTATTACCAACAGGGGTTACAGTTTCAACAGCAGTTGTTGTTTTTTCAAAAGTGATATCTTGTATGCAAGTAAATGTTTGACCACCGCCAGTGGCAAAGGTAAATTTCGGGACAGTATAATATCCTTTGCTTAATGATGCTTTTCCGGATACATCAACTGGTAATATACAAGTTTGAGCACCGAGTGGCTTATATCCTATTATTTTTACTATTCGATTTACATTTTCATATAATTCAGCATCAGCAAAATTACTCTCCGAACTTGTCTGGTTTAAATAAAATAATAATGTGTGATATGTATATGCGAGTATATCTATAAGAGCAGAGACGTTACTACCTTCGAAATTTTGATCTGTAAAGTTAATTGTCGTGTCTGCGTTAAGACGGTTAACAATTAAATCTCGCATACTCTGGGCATCAAATCCAGTGTATGCGTTTGGTGGTAAATTAAATTCTGTTAAATCAGATCGCGTTGTAGTTGTGTATTGACTCATAATTAAATGTAATTAAATGTTCCTTCTGTTAAAATCCCGGTTGCTGCGGCCGCTTTATTATCTAATGAAGGTATAATAATAGTTATAGATATCTCATATTCATTATCATCTGGTCTTGCAACAACGTTAACCGAATCTACTGTTATACGTGGCTCGTACGTCGGTAATTCTTCATATATTGTTTTACCGATCATATCTGCATTTTCTCTAGAAATATTATCAAATAAGAATACCTCTAAATCTAAACCGAATGTAGGGTTTAGAATTTTTTGTCCTTTTTTAGTATTAAAAATATTTCTTATAGAATTAAAGATAGCGTGTTCGTCGTAACTTAATCTAAAATCTACAGCATTCTTACTAACTCCTACAGGAGTAGAAGGTATGTGACTATTAAGATCTAGATCTAATTTTAAGTCAGCATAAGAAAACTTACGATATGCATCAGTATTTTTTCTATCTTTAAGTATGTCGAGTTGTATCGGCATGTATAATTATTTAATTTATAAGTGCTTAAAACAATAAATAATTTAAATGAGTAAGTTCGATACATTATTTGAAGAACAGATTGGTCAGTTTACTAAACCAGGCCCTGTTGCTGGAGATTATGTTAAAATCAAAAGTAATTATAAATCATCCGATTGGTATAAAGGCTTAGATGAGACTCGTCAAAACTACGTAGGTGAAATTATGACATTAGTAGAGCAAGGTAAATATCTTATGCTTTCTACTATAAAAAAGAATATGTATGAGACGAGACACCCTAATCAACCCGAAAGCACAGATTCGCTAAACTGGAGTTCTGCTGATATCGTTGTTGAAGTTAATCCTGGGTTTTTCTCACACACATTAACAGTCCCAGTGGAATTGTTAGAGTTTGATATGTCGTGGGAAGAAGCAAGAGGTACACGACCAGTTAAAGGTGAAGATGCTGAAGTTGAGTTGAAACCTAGCAATGCAGAAGATAAAGCAATTGATATAGGTCAACAAACTAAAGTACCTGACGGGGATTATAAGTTAGGTACTGCAAATTACTTGCCTTAAACCTGTAAATCGAGTATACAAGAATAGAAGTTGATCTCTTGATCTATACACTGACTATTCTGGTAAAAGTATTTAGAGACTGTAATTAGACAGTCTCTTTTTCTTTCTTCAGGTATATCGCTTATATACATAAAATCAAATAAGCGTTTAAATAGTTCATCATAGTCATTATTAAACAAAGCTTCATTTTCAATGATTTGCTTACGAATTAAAGAGTACTTTTTCTGTTTTAATAGTCCTATTAATCCATCGAAAAAGTCTTTTGTAATATTACTACTATTTTCCTTTCCTCCTGAAAGATAATATTTTTGAAGCGCATTAATACCTTTTCGAAAATCTGGATAACAATTATCTATAATTTTAGTAAAATCTTCTTTGTTAATTTTTAGCTCTTCGGCTTTAACAATAGATATTAATTTAGTTAAGTATTCATTCTTATCATAGCTAATATCAAATACCTGACACCTGCTTTGTAGAGCTGGTATGATTTTATGTTTGTAGTTTGCGGTGAGAACGAATCTTGTTAAGTCGTGATATTCTTCTATCGAGTTGCGTAGCGCTTTTTGTGCATCAATAGATAAACCATCACACTCGTCAAGTATTATAACCTTAATTTGCCCAAAGAGGCTCTTTGTCTGCGCGAAGTTTAAAACTTTTGTACGTATTGTATCTATTCCGTTTTCATCCGAAGCGTTTATATACAAATATTGACATTTAAGAATATCATTTACAATAATCTTAGCTAGAGAAGTTTTACCTATACCAGGTTTCCCTACAAATAAAACATTAGGTATATTTTGTTCTACCTGTACTTTATTAAAATAGGTCTTAGTACTCCTATCTAATATTATTTCGTTTAAAGTACTAGGTCGGTACTTTTCACACCAGATATCAGAAATTGTCATTTTCCAGTTGACCCGAACCCACCTTCTCCTCTTTCAGTATTGTCGATCTCGTTTGTCTCTGTAATATTTGCTGTAATATGTGGATATAATATTAATTGAGCGACTCGGCTACCTTTAGTTAGAGTTACATTAGCATCACTAAAATTGTATAATTTAATACCTAGATCTCCTCTATAACCATTGTCAATGATACCTAAGTGAGGTTGTACGTTATGCTTAAATCCTAAACCACTTCTAGGTTCTACTCGAAACCAATATCCAGGAGTAATATATGCTAATGTTAAGCCGACTGGTACAACTACAGATCCTCTCCCTGGTACTACAACTTCTTCCACACTATATACATCATACCCGGAATCACTATCATGAGCCCGGTGTGGTAATTTAGCATCCGGATGTGTTTTTACTACTTTAAGTTCTAATTCCATATAACAAATATAGTGTATTAATTAGTTTTTTCAAGTAAATAATTTTATGGATGACATTGATCCAGCTGATTTAATATCACAATTAAAAAAATTACCGAAAGATAATAAGAAAATACTTCAAGCGGCTGAAGTTAGTACTGAACTATCTAAGGAAGATGTTGAGGACTTTATAATTAAGAACTCTGCAAGATTAATTCAAGACTCGTTAGAGTTAATAGATAATATGAAAGAAGTAGTTCATCATATGCCTGAAGCTGAAAATGTTTCCTCTCTTGCTGAGCTCATTAAAGCATCTACTGGAGCTATAGAAAC